CTTCCTTGCTCTGCCCATTTGATAAGGTCTGAGTTAGATGGCATTTCTGCTCCTACCATACGTAAGAAAGAAGCTACAGTTCTATTTCCGTATCTTTCAAATTCTCTTTCGTATGTGTCAGGCAGATATTGATTCATAAAATTAAAGCTTGCGTCCCCAAGATAGTTACTCTCAAGTGCCACTCGCTCTGCTGAGGGTTGTAAATCGAACCCCGGTGTTGATTGTACTGACATTTTTTTTAGTTTTTAATTTTTAATTTAACCTCGTTTTATACTTTTAATTCGTAAGCCTCTACCCGAATCCGAGTTTATAGCACGAACTTTTAATCCATCTTTACTGACTGTCTCAGGTGTTCTGCGTGTTGTCATACTGACGTTCTTTTGTTTACGCATTACATCATCAACCGCTTCAGCCTT